CAGTAATCAAGCTGTCCTGCTCCAGCGTCGGGTCAGTTGCCGCGCCCGACGCCGGTGTGCCTTTAATGACCTTGAGCACATGTGTATCGGATGTATCGCCGCCGCCAATGACGTATTCGGCTACAACCAAATCGTTTCGGTTAAATCCAGCCGTTCCGATATCGAGCGTCAGGTTGATAGGCGCATCAACCCGGAGCATGAAGCCCTGGTTGGAAAACACACCCGTATCAATGCTCACGGTGGTATCGTTCACGCGGGAACAGGCCAGTTGATTGTCGGCCTCGGTGATGCCCGATGTGCTTCCTAACAATGCCCGATAAATGGCCGCGTCATCGCCGGCGGTAATGTGAGCTGCGTCTGCCGTTTTGGTGTATAGAGTTATGCCCTTCTGACCCATTTATCTCACCCTCGTTTCTATCCGTATCTGTCCGGCGCTGATGGTTGCAATTTTCCCCACGACAGCCGCGGATGCGCTCATTCCAGTTAGTCTGTCCCTGACCCCTACGATGTCGCCAAGTTTCAAATCCAAACCATCCTCACTCGGGTCCATTTCGATCTGGTTCAATGGGGATAGTTCTTTTAGGCGCTTTTTCGCTCCGCTTTCCAATTCGTCGGATGTAGCGTTAGAGTATTCGTACGTCACTACCAGATCGTCTTTTGTTCCGGCCCATGAGGGCGCAGTAGTGGTTAAGGTTCCGTTTGCCAGCCTGTAAACGTGTATCACTTCGCGGGCGGTTAGTTCCCCAGCCCCCAAAGCGATAACGTGGTTATAACGGTCATATCCGCCCATTGTAGTGACCATATCCACGCCATAATCCTGTGATAGGTCGATGGACGCAGAATAATCAACCACGGCACGAACTGACAGATTTACTTTTTTTGTCGCTTGGTCGAACTCAATTTCAAGCGCCCCGCCCGCTTCGCCTAACATTTGCTCGATACCCAACAGCAGGTTGGTGTATCTAAACTGTCTGCTGACGGTGATGCCGCTGTCGGATGTACTGACCGTAAACAACGTTCCAAGTGCGTCATCCAGCAGCCCTTCAATGGCCGCGTTTGCTTCGCCCGAAACAATTCGATACGCTTCGCCCGTGGGCGGTTCAATCACTTTTCGAAACAACATCCCCCGCCACGTCACGCCCGACACGGTTATCTGCTGCCGCTTTGTACTGTGGACTATTGATTCGACCAGCCCGCCGAACTCCGTTCCGGGCGAATAGATGTAATGCCCGGCCGATATCGGGTCAGCCTCCCATACCCTATCCGATACGGTCAGCGAAAAGCTGTTGCGGTGTATATCCGCATCCGTTTCTTGCGTCACTTCCGCATCAAATTGGTCGATTTCCTGCACATAACCGATTTCGGCCAGAGTTGCATCAGCGTGAATTAGATCCATGACGGTTCGCTCCTTTGCGTTATGACGCTAATGTCAAACGCGAAGTCACCCGTGTATATGACCGTGTTCGACCCTGGTTGAATCGGTGCGAATATGTCATTGTCTTTATCGCGGTAATCAAACAGGTTGATCCTGGTCGCTGCCGCGTCGAGCGAGTAGATCGTCCGCGCCAGTTGGTCAACGATGATGCGCTGCCCGGCGCTGATCGTAGCGTCAACGGCGTATATTTTCCCGCCAATAGTAATTGATGGATTCACCGCCGCGTCGTATATCGTCAGTCGCATCGGGCACGGCGCGTAATGGCTGTTGATAATCACGCCGCTGGACGTGGACGCGATATATCGGTAATCGTAGCGCCCATCGTACCGTTTCGCCCCAACCACAGTCTCGGGAGCGCCAGCCAAAAACCTTTGAGTTGTTTCGACGTGCCAGAATGGTTCCGTGACGACTATTTTCAATTCCTTGCTGACCCAATTCTGACGCCGCGCGTAAACCGATATGGCACTGGATGTAGCGAGGTAGCAAGTCAGGTATTGGTTGCCGAGATACAGTTTGCCCGGCGTGTGGTTGAGTATGTCAGGTTCCGTTAAGGCCATCAGGGCCGATGCGTTTGAATTGAACTCGGCCGGCGTACCCCCTTTGATGCCGACTATAATTGTTTTCTCCTGCACCGGCCTGGAGAAAGCGACCCGCCCGCCAAATCCTGACGGGCGGTTGGTTGCCGTGTAATCCCACTCAAAGTTACGGAGATCGCTTGCTCCTACCAGATAATTTCCCGCGTTCAGCACGATTTCAGCGCCGTTTGAATTGACATACTTGATTATCATGCGTATGCCCTCCTAACAGCTCTGCCAAATTCCCGGTCATTCAGTACAATGATCTGGTCGCCCATCGCCTCGCGGATCGCCTCAACCAGTGATGCCTTTTCGTTCGCCGGTCGGCTGTTCGCAATGTCGCTGAAACTTCGGGTCACGTCCATCATGACGTTGCTGTGGACAGCGGACGGAACGAGGTTTGACATTGCCGCATCGACCATGCCCGCGTTGTCCAGTATGCCTTTAGCAAGTCCTTGAACCATCGGCTTTCCGATCATGTTTGCCATAACCCTTGAGGGCGATTTTATGCCGAGCAAGTTGCCCAACCATCCAAGCGCATCTTCAATCCAACCTGTCAGCTTATCCCATAACCACTGTGTTGACGATTTGATTCCTTCCCACAGCCCTTTGACCAAGTTGATGCCGACATTGCGGATTTCGCCAAGCCCGGCCATCAACCCGCCGACAATAGCAGATATTATTTGTGGCAAAGCCTTGACCAATTCAGGGATTGCCTCGATTATGCCCTTGATAAATGAGCCTAGTATCTCAGCGCCCGCCTTGATGATTTCGGGTAGCTTTTCGGCAAGTGTTTGAACAATCGTGACAATGAGTTTCGGGATCGTTCGGGCAAGTTCTGGGATTTTATCAACAATACCCTTGATAAGGGCCAGCAGAATTTTAATACCTGCGTCAATGATTTCCGGGAGCATGTCAATCAGTTTTCCCGACAGAGTTAATACCGCTTCAATCGCCACAGGAATCAGCAAGGGGATGCTTTCAAGCAGTCCGTCCAGCAGCCCCTCAAACAGCGCTATAGCCGCATCGAGTATTTCAGGCATATTATCAACCAGAGCGCCAGCGAACATCACCACTGCGTCAACGGCGACCGGAACCAGTGTCGGGAGCAATCCCACGACGCTGTTGAGTGTTTCCGTGAATAGTCTGGACGCAACCTCGATGAACATCGGGAGCATCGCGCCAATTTGGGTAACAATGGTTCCAACGGCAGGCGGCAAAGCGGCTATTAGGTTTTCGACAATCGGAACAATGTTGGTTACAACAGCCTGGAATGAAGTCACCACGCCATTCACCAATGCCGACATATCCGCGTTCGTATTGCCCAGTCCTGCCACAAACGATTCAGCCGATGCCTTGAGCATTCCAAGTGATCCGGTGATGGTTTCGGTTGATTCCCGCGCGAAGTTCCCGGCATACTGCGTCGTATTCTCGAGGAACATTTTCATTGCCAGTTCAGCTTTTTCGGCCTGAGTAGCGGTAGCGAATGTAAAGTCCAACCCCTGAGCCAGAGCGTACGCCTCGATGCTCGTTGCGTTCATGGACACGCCGAGGTTGTCCATCATCGTGAAGTTGCCTTTGGCCGCGCCCGCTACGGATTCCATAGCCATAGACATGTCAATGCCCATGACGGATGCCATATCTGCGGCCCGCTGCATGGCCTGGGTGGTCATGTCAAGGCTTTTCTGCTGAGAAATACCAGAGCCTTGAAACAAAGCGCCCATCTTATTAGCGGTCGCCAGATATTGAGATTGAGATACGCCGAGATTCTTATACGCCTCTTCTCCTGATTTCTGGATTGCCGCGGCGTATTCGCCGAAAACAGCCTCCGAGCCGCCAAGATTCTGCTCAAGTTCGCCGAACGCCATGACAACTTCTTTGCCGGCTTTGACCGCCATTGTTCCTGCAGCCACGGCTACGGTGCCCACAGCGACGGCAGCGCTTTTAGCAGCGGCGACAAACCCTTTCCCGAGCGTATCTCCCACCTTTTTGAGTGTGTCGCCCCATTTGCTTGTTTTCTTTTCGGCGCTGTCCGTTTCTTTTCCTAAATCCTGTACAGCCTGCTCGTTAGAGTCCAGTTCTTTGCCCATTTTGGCAAGAGCCGCTTCAGCGTTATTCAGCTTGATCCGATACGCGTCTGTCTTTTTATCCGTTTCGCCATAAGCGTCAGCGGAGTCTTTTACAGCTTTACGGAGCGCTTCAACGATGACTTTCTGCTGTTCAATTTCTTTCCGCAGAATACTCCCGCGCTGAGTCAGCCCGTCCATTGACTTTGCGTTGTCGCCGAATTGCGCGGTATTCAATTTAAGTTCGGAGCCGAGCACCTTCATGGCGTTGTAGGCCTCGCTCATGCCCGCCTTAAATTGCTTTTCGCCGTCTAAAGCCAGTGTGGTCTTAATCTCTCGGGCCGTCATCGCTCTCAGCTCCCCTCTTGAATGTTACACCGTGCATCTGAGCGTCATAGTCACGTTTCCACAGATACAGGTCGATTAGTTTGCCGGGATTCGACAGCCACGCTTCTTGTTCCGTCAAGCCGCACATCATCCCCCATAGGACAAGGCGGAGAGGCTCTACACCTCTCCGCTGTCCGCGTTTTTTCCCAATTCCTCCAGAACCACATCAACCGGGCCTTCCTCGGATTCGTGGTAGGTTCCATTTCCGATAGCGATAGCCGCCATCGCTTCGCTTAACATCCCCTGCCAGTCCTTTGGCATGGTGTACAACGCAACCCATTCCGGCGTGATAAGGTCTGGATTGTTCGGCTTGGTGTTGCCTGTATCGAGCATGATGCCTTGATTGCAGAGCAAACTGACAAGCCAAGGAACAATGCGGGCCGCTTCTTTCTGGTTGGCGTCCAGCTTGTCGGCCATGCCAGAAACATCGCCGTACTTGTCGTACACTTCAAGCATCGCCGCCGATGTGTAGACCATGTTATAGGTCTTGCCGTTTAGTTCGATTGGCCTCCCTTTTGCGTTCATGCTATCCCCCTATCAGGTGATCCCGGCGATGCCGTTGAGATATTGCTTAGCAAGCGCTTCGGTGGTGAAAATCTGCATCTTGCGGAACTTGAACACTCCGTTGCCGTCCAAATCCTTGCCGTAAATCTTGCCGTTCAGGGTCGGCGTCTGCCATTCGATGTTTTCGCCGCGAGACTTGGCGGTTTCATCGTCAAGTGTGAATTGCACATCATGAATCCAATAGGCTTCATAGCTTTGAGTTCCGTTGTTCCTCAAGACTTTGATGTAGCCAAACCCGCCGTGCGGGGCCGTTGCGTCTGAGTCCTCATAGGTCAGCGGAGATCCGCTCCCAGTCATGCCGAGCATTGAAGCCCGGAGAGCCGCAGACATATGATCGTATCCAAAGGTGATTTCACCAGATACGATTGAGTTATCTTGTTCAACGGGCACATCATCGCCGTACAGAACATTGGTATTACGGTTCCACCTGATGTTGGCTTCCATAGCGTGATCGCCTGTCACAGCCGTGCCGTACTCTATGGCCTTGCCATTTCCGCCCGATACATAGGGCGCCCAGACCGGGTATCTAAGTCCAATTGTTGCCATTGTTATTATCCTTTCAAATGTTCGTCCCAAATTTTGCCCATAGCTTCCATGACAGGTTCGCCCGATGCTTTATCAGCATCGTCAACCCAATGTGTAGCCGGTATGCCCGGTCCTTTGCGCTTGTCGGAGTTTCCCCGTTTTCGCTTGGCATTCTCCGAACTCGTTCCTCGTGTCCCGTAGTTGAGAATAA